AAACACCAGAAGACGGTAAAGATATAGATGCAAAGTAAAAGCTTAGGACATATTGAAAATAGAGGTTCTTCCGATGCAGGGTTTTCATCTGGTGTAGTACTAGGGAGAGTTTATGATGTCGTTCTAGATGAAACTCATCCGGATTATAACCTTCTTGGTAAATCTCAATCTATTGGCGCTATTAGGTACAATATAGTTGGGAGTGATTCCTTTAATGAAATACCAGCTAATCTATTTCCAGCCTACCCACTAGACTCTTTCTCTAGAAAATACCCTCTTAAAAACGAAATAGTTCTCATTGTAAAAGGTCCTAAAGATAATTCTACAAGATCAGACAGTGAAACTAAAAACTACTATACGTTTGTGTACTCAACATGGAATAGCTCTCATCACAATGCTACTCCTTTTGCTGAAGGTGACACTAACTATGAAGTAGATTTAGGGTTTAATTTTAAAGAAAGACAAGACATACAGAGTTTATACCCTAACCACGGTGATCATATTATACAAGGTAGATATGGAAATTCAATAAGATTTGGAGGACACTCTGGTAAGTATAATGATATAACTACACAAGATAATAATAACTATCCTTTTACTCTTATAAGTAACGGTAAGTTTCCTTCTTATGAAAAATCTCTTCATACATACGAAAGTATAAACGGAGACCCATCTAGTATATTTCTTACATCTGATCATAAAGTTGATATCACACAAGCAAGTACTAAAAACGAATCAGCTAAAAAGAAAGTTACTTTAGCATCAGAATATAAAGGAGCTCAAATTATACTTAACTCTAACCGACTTGTATTTAATACTAGACTAGATGACATACTATTATCATCTAAACGATCTATAACTGCTACTGGACTAGATATAAACATAGACGGAAAAGACTATATAGGATTAGACGCTAAGAAAATATACCTAGGTAAAGCACCTAAGAATAAAGAGATGACAGAAGGATTACCTCAACCTGTAATATTAGGTGACCAATTAGAAAGACTCCTTGGTGATTTATTTGATGAATTAAATGATATAGGTAGCCAACTTTCTAGAGCTACAACAGCAACAGGAATACCAGTACCTCAAGCAATGGCTGCAGGCGTAGCTCTAATAGCACTAGCTAGTAGATTAAGGTCTAGAATTAACCCTCTCGGTAAGACTTCTTCTATTAAATCTAAAAAAGTATTCGTAGAATAATGCCACATTCACTACTTAAAGACTTTAAAAGTAATATCGGCGGACATACAGCCGTAGCATTAGAACAATTAAAACAGGTTGCTAAAGGATACGCTAAAACTGAATTAGATAAAATAATAGATGAGATAGTAACAAATAATTGCCCTGATGCACCGGAACTTGAATTACGTGTTAAGAAAGTAGACAGAGTAGAAGCTCTTACTTCTAAGACTATGGTGAAGATGGATAAATATAACGAAGCTGCTAGAAAACTTAAACTAGCTACTAAAGCAGGGAAAGTAGCAGCAGACTTACTAGCTCATCTCGGCGTACCAACTTCTTTCGGAGGACCCGGTATGGTAGGTTTAGTATTTTCTTTTCCACAAGGTCTTATACAAGCTCAAGCTAACTTATTAGTATGGATTAGAAAGACTGTAAATACCTTAGAAGATGATGCTAAAGTAGTAACAGATGCAGTAAGAGGAGCTAAAAGGGCTTTTGAACCAGTAGTAGAGAAGATAGGTACAGTAAGAGGCCTATTAGACGGATGTGCTTTAAACCCTGACCTTACTTTAGAAGAAAGACAAAATTTATTAAAATCGTTTCAAGGAACATCTACTAAGTCATCGGATGCAGACCTTAAGTACACTTCTATTTCTGGAGCTACTTATACGATAAAAATTATTACAGACCCTGATTCACCTGCTATAGCACCTAGACGAAGAGCTATTGCTATAGATGCAAGAGGTGTCACAATGCTGAAAGGTCCGTTGAGCTTTTCTAGCAGTACAGAAGTACTTATAAATGAATTAAAATTTAGAATTAATAATCAACTTCCATAAACTAACTATTTATTAATATGAAACTAGATCAATTAAGAAAAATTATCCGCGAAGAGGTACGATCAGCCGTAAAGGATGAGTTACAAGAGATGTTAAACGAAGCTGTTAAAGCAGCTAGTACACCAGCATCACAAGATTACAAGGCAGTAAAGCAAAAAGACCTTAAAAGAACATGGTCAACAGGTAAGATGAATCCTGGAACTGTTCCTTTAGAAGAGATGTTAAGTATGACTAAACAAGAAATGACCGGCGAAGACTATAAAAATGTAGTTAACGCTGATTCTTCTATGGTTAAGAAACCAAACTTCGCTTCTAATGTAGCTACTAGCATGGGATTAACAGAGAATTCTGGTCCTATGCCAGGAATAGATATAAGTAAACTAGACTTTGTTGGTAAAGCAAAAGCTATATACGATAAGTCACTAGAAAAAGATAAGAATAGATTAAGTTAATGGCATTAGATGTTAAAAAGATAAACCCTTTAGATAGGCAACCTAGAAAGGCAGTCGGCTTAGACCTACCGTTTTCTGGTCAAGCTGTATTTAACTCTACCTTTCAGACAAAAGATGCTTTAAAAATAAATTTAATCAATTACTTTCTTACTAATAAAGGCGAAAGAATGCTAAACCCAACTTTTGGAAGTAGTATTAGGGAGTTACTATTTGAAAATATTAACCAAAACGCTTTAGAAGAAATAAAAACTATAGTAAAAAACGACTTGAATACATTTTTTCCTAGAGTTATACCAACTAAATTAGAATTATTCTCTGACCCTGATACTCACATAGTATCTTTATTCATGAGATATGCTATAAAAGATGCAAATATTCAAGACGAAGTACTAATAAACATAGAGTAATGGCGGAACTAAGAGACATAAAATATAACAATAGAGAGTTTTCTGACTTCAGAGAACAGTTAATAGAGTATACTAAGAACTACTTTCCAGACAGTTATAATGACTTTGCTCCATCATCACCTGGAATGATGTTTATTGAAATGGCTTCATATGTAGGTGATGTATTATCCTTCTATCAAGACTCTCAACTACAAGAGACATTTTTAACACACGCTAAAGACCCTAAAAACCTTTTTAACCTAGCATACATGATGGGATACCAACCTAAAATAACAGGTGTATCAGAAGTTGAATTAGATTTGAGTGTAATAATAGCTGCCTCTGGCTCTGGAGACATTGTACCTAACTGGTCCTTAGCTCCTCAAGTAAACGCTAATACAATAGTACAATCAGTGGATAGTTCTAAAACAAACTTTCTCATTGATAATCCAGTAGATTTTTCTTTTAGTAGTTCTTATAACCCTACAGAAGTTCTTATCAATAAAGTTGATAGTGACAATAACCCAACAGAATTTAAATTAACCAAGAAAGTAAAAGCTTTTTCAGGTAGAGTTAAGACTAAAACTGTTGCAATAACTAAAGCAGAAAAATTTAAAACCATTACTCTATCAGATACAAATATTATAGGTATACTTAGTGTTACCGGTTCAGATGATAAAGTATGGACAGAAGTACCATTTCTAGGACAAGACACAGTCTTTTTAGATGAAGCTAATACAGCAGGAGACTCTAACGCTGTGCCCTATGTAATGAATTTACGGAAAGTTCCTTATAGATTTGTATCAAGATTTAAATCGAATGGTGATTTAGACTTACAATTTGGAGCAGGTACACTTTCTAGCGACGATAGTACAATTTTACCTGACGCTTCTACTATAGGAAACTCTACTAATCAAGGTTCATCTAACTACAACGGTACCGGTTCACTAACGACAGCTTACGATCCTTCAAACTTTACATATAGTAAGTCATATGGATCAGCTCCTACTTCAAATCTTGATATAAAATACCTAGTTGGAGGAGGAATAGAGTCTAATGTACCTGCTAATACTATTACTAATATACTGCAGATAGCAGGAACCAATACCAGCAGTGTTTCAGTAAATAACTCTAAACCAGCTTCTGGTGGTAGAGATGGAGATAGTATAGAAGAACTTAGAGAGAACTCACTAAGATCTTTTAACAGTCAAAATAGAGTAGTAACCTTGCAAGACTATACTGTAAGAGCATTATCATTACCAGCTAAGTACGGAAGCGTAGCAAAAGCTTATGTAATACAAGATCAACTTACTAATAGCAGTAGACAAAACAATATAGTTGACAATAACCCTTTAGCATTATCTTTATATGTTTTAGGATATAATAACGAAAAGAAGTTATCTTCTGCAACAGCAACATTAAAAAGTAACCTTAAAACTTATTTAGCTGAATTTATGTTACTTACAGATAGTATTAATATAAAAGATGCATTCGTAGTTAACATTGGAGTTAATTATGAAGTAATAGTAAGACCTAACTTTGCTAGCAGAGACGTACTATTACAGTGTAACGTAGCCATACAGGAATACTTTAGAGTAGATAAAAGAAGTATTAACCAACCTATTAACCTATCTGAAATCTATACTCTTTTAGATAAGATTAAAGGTACACAGACTATACAGAAAGTTGAGATAGTTAATTTAACAACTAACGACGGCGATTATACTACTTACGGATACGACATAGTTGGTGCTACAAAAAATAACATAGTATACCCTTCATACGATCCTTGTATATTTGAAATTAAATACCCAGAGGTAGATATTAAAGGTAGAGTAACAACATTATAGAATGGCAGTATATAAAATTTTTCCCGACAAAGATACTTTTATCTTTACAGAAGTAACAACAGGCAACGCCGGTTATGATGA